GAAGTTAAACTTAAAAAACAAATATACAAAGATGGAAAATCTAATTAAAATTTGGAAATCACGCAATCAAATTGCAGAAGGTGTAAAGAACAACATCTTTAAAACTAAACATGTAGAAGACATTGCATTTTTTAGAAATGAAATATGCAGGTCTTGTGAGTTTATAGATACTACTGGTGCAAAATGTGCAGTACCTGGTACACAACCATGTTGTGGAGAGTGTGGATGTTCTTTAAAATTAAAGACTAGATCTTTATCTTCTGATTGTCCAAGAGGTTTTTGGAAAGCAGAACTTACTGAAGAAGAAGAAGCTATTGTAAATCAGCAACTAAAAATTAACTAATCATGGCAATAGTATTTGAAGCACAAACACATTCTTATATATCAGTAGATCCACAAGATAAAACTAAATGGGTGTCAGTAACAACATTACTTGGTGCTTTAAAACAACCATTTGATTCTGAAGCAATTGCACTTAAATGTTCTCAAAATCAAAAGAAAACAAATAAGTGGCGTGGTATGTCACCAGCAATGATTCAAGCTACTTGGAAAAAAGAATCAGAAAGAGCATGTACATTAGGTAACTGGTATCATGATCAAAGAGAACAAGACATTGTAGGTTGCAATACTATTGTAAGACATGAGGTAGAACTCCCAGTTATCAAACCTCTTTTAGATGGTACAGGAAAAAAGTTAGCTCCTTTACAGAAGTTAATCAATGGTATATACCCTGAGCATATGGTGTATCTAAAGTCTGCAGGTATATGTGGACAATCTGACTTAGTTGAGGTTGTCAATGATACTGTGCATATAACTGATTATAAGACTAATAAAAAGATTGACAAAACTTCTTTTGTTAATTGGGAAGGTGTTTCTAAAAAAATGTTAGGTCCTGTAGCACACTTAGATGACTGTAATTTAAATCATTATAATTTACAGTTAAGTATTTATATGTATATTATACTGAAGCATAATCCTAATTTAAAAGCAGGTAAGCTTATTATTCATCATATTACTTTTGAAGAAGAAGAACAAACAGATGAGTTTGGTTATCCAATAACAAAGTTATCTGATCAAGGTGAGCCAATAATCAGAGATATAGAAATATATGAACTGCCATATCTTAAAAGTGAAGTTATTGCAGTACTTAAGTGGTATGAGAATAATAAAGACAAAGTAAAAAAGAAGTAATGCTAAATCTAAACATACCATCATTTAAATGCTTTATTAGACTTTCTCATTTTACAAAAGATGAAAAAGACAATGATACATATCATAATGGGTATGCTTTTGCAATACAATCTGTAGAAGGAAAGATCTTAACATTTCACATAATGACAGATTATGGAATGCTTAGAAGTAGAGTTCCTATATCAGAAATATTCTCAAAGATTCCTACTAAAGATGTACCTTCACATTATAAACAACTGTGGGATTGTTTTTCTCAAAATGTAACAGCTATAAAGTTTGATTACTTAAATGGAAAAAGATGCCAAGTAGTTTTAAAGAATAATGAAAAGGTTTGGGCAACATATATGTTTACTATAGATTGGTTTAACAATCCATATAGTGATGAACCAAGTGATTATAAATGTGGACATATATTAGTTTCTGATGATGGATATTTATTGTGTCAACCAAACAACAGAATATACTGGAAAGACAGTAACTGGGTAACACAAGATTTTCCTATAGAAAAGAAAAATATAAAAGTAGATAATAATCTTGAATCTGTAGAATCTTACTCAGATAGATGGGTAAGTGAAGATGGAGATTCTTTTTATTATAACATAAATTTAGAAAAGAATGATTAGATTATTTGACATAAACAATGGACAAGTTGTACCATCAGAACATTGCTACACATTAAGAGATTTAAGGACAATCATGGATGAATATCCTGATGACTATCATAATGTATATGCATATCTGTTTTATATGACATGTCCTAACCCAGATTTAAATCCATATTTTGATACACCAGAACATGAAAAAGAAGAACTTATACTTTCGCAGCTTACTGTTAATTTTAGTTTGGAAGATGACACTATCATTACTGCTAGAAAATTTTGTGAAAAGCTTTACCAAACTCCTACGTTTCGCGCGTACATGGGTATCAAAACTATGTTAGATAAACTAGCTACTTATATGGAAACAAGTGAAATTACTGCTGGTAGAGATGGTAATATAAACTCTATTGTAAATGCAGCAGCAAAATTTGAACAAATAAGACTCTCATTTAGAGGAGCTTATAAAGATTTAATGGAAGAACAAAAAAGCTCTGTAAGAGGAGGGCAAAACTTAGGATACGATCAAATGTAAAACATTATGGAAAAACAAGAATTATACAACTGGTTATTTCACTATAACTACAATGAAGAACTTTGGACAGCTTTTCATAGAGAAGATCATAAAGCATATTGGAATGGTACTCAGCCAACACACAGAATATATAGAGATCCTTCTTTTGAAAGTCTATTGATACAACTTTTTGATTTTGAATTTCCAAACAAATCATAAGAATGTATATATCTGTACCAACATATGATGATACAACTGATGTATGGTCACACACAGATTTTGAAACAAAAGAAGAATTTGTAAAGTTTATGTGGTCCTTATTTAAGGAACCAGGTAAATATGCATTTGATAAAACATCATACAAGTTTAATGAACAGGCAACAAACTTTGAAAAGAATAACAAAGTATATTGTTATGCACCTATGCGTTCAAAAGACTATATTACTTATTGGGAAAATGAAAAAGATAAATGTAGAAATGGTGTAATATTTAAGAATGCAAAAAACTCATGGTATCTTTCAAGAGATTATTATATGTGGTTAAACTTCTTACCTATATACAATAAAGAGATATCTAAGTTTGGATTTGCTAGTGTCAGAGATGCACAATATCATATTGCATTATATGAAGAGATTGGCAGACATAGTTCTAAGCATGCTCTTATATTAAAGAAACGTCAGATAGCCTCAAGTTATTATCATGCAGGAAAAATGATAAACTACTTTTGGTTTGAAGAAGGATCTATTAATAAAATGGCAGGATCTTTAAAAGACTATATTGGTGAGAAAGGTACATGGCGTTTTCTTGAAGAATACAGAAACTTTCTTAATACATATACAGGTTGGTATAGACCTTGTACTCCAGATAAAATATTTAACTGGGAACAAAAGATTGAAATAAATCAAGGTGGTAGAAAAAGAGATATAGGTTTAAAATCTGTATTATTAGGACTTATATTAGATAAAGATCCTACAAATGGTGTAGGAGGTCCTTGTACTTTTTTCTTTCACGAGGAGGCAGGTATTGCCCCTAAAATGAATCAAACCTTAGAGTACTTACTTCCTGCAATGAAGTCTGGTATGGTATATACTGGACAATTTGTTGTTGCTGGATCTGTTGGAGATTTAGATCAATGTGAACCTTTAAGAGAAATGTTAATGATGCCAAACAGTAAAGATATACTTGCTGTTGAAACTGATTTACTAGATGACAAAGGTACAAAAGGTCAGTGTGGTTTATTTATACCTCAACAATGGTCAATGATTCCATGCATAGATGAATATGGTAACTCTCTAGTAGAGAAGGCATTAGACATGATTAAGGAAGAAAGATTGCAATGGAAGAAAGATCTTAAACCTGATGATTATCAACTACGTATATCTCAGCATCCTATAACTATTGAAGAAGCATTTGCAAGTAGAAAAGCTGCTAAATTTAATCCTTCATTAGTTGTATCACAGATAAGAAGAATTGAAGATGGTGAATATTATAAAGAGTTTCTAGAATTATCTAGAGGTGAAAATAATACTATTACTGCAAAAGAATCTAAAAAGATTCCTATATCAGAATTTCCTATATCAGCAAAAACAGAAAACAAAGAAGGTGTACTTGTTGTATGGGAAAGACCTGCAAAAGATGCAACCTTTGGAATGTACTACGCATCTATTGACCCTGTTGCAGAAGGAAAGACAACTACCTCAGACTCATTGTGTTCTATATTTGTATATAAGACATCACAAGAAATTACCAAACATAAGGCTGATGGTACAATAGATTCATACATAGAAAGAGACAAGATTGTTGCAGCATGGTGTGGTAGGTTTGATGACCTTAACAAAACACATGAAAGACTAGAACTTATTATTGAATGGTATAATGCCTGGACAATAGTAGAAAATAACATATCTTTGTTTATTCAGTATATGATTGCTAAAAGAAAACAAAAGTATCTAGTGCCTAAAAGTCAGATACTTTTCTTGAAAGAGTTGCAAAGTAATACAAATGTATTTCAAGAATATGGCTGGAGAAATGTTAGCACATTATTCAAGACTAATCTTGTATCATATGCACAACAATTTATTGAAGAAGAGTTAGATCATGAAACAAAACCTGATGGTACAATTGTAAAAACAACATATGGTATTGAAAGAATACCTGATATAATGTTGTTAAAAGAAATGCAAGCATATAGAGATGGACTAAACGTGGATAGATTGGTTGCATTTTGTGCTATGGTTGCATTTGCACAAGTACAACAATCCAACAGAGGATATGTAAAACGCACTGAAAGAGAGGATGATAATTTGCAAAAGTCAAATAATTATGCTAAATTACAAGTGAGTCCTTTTCGTCATATAGGAAAAAATAAAAGCATAAATAGTGGTATGACAAAACCACGCAATCCATTTAAAAATTTTAAATAACATACAACATGCCAAAATTATATAATGCTCTTCAGCTTAAAGGAGGTGCTACTACAGAATATAATAGAATGGGTACTCTTACCCAGCCTATTCAGTTTTTGCTTGCTTCACAAAAAAATGAGCAATGGGCAGCATGGAATCTAGATTGGTTAGAAATGCAAGGTCTTAAACAGTTAAGACGTAATGCAAGACGCTTGTTAAAAAATTATAAACTTGCAAATGGTATCATAGACAAGACAGACTATATAGTAGAAGAAGATAATGAGTATGCAGAACTAATAGATACTCTTACAAAAGAAGATTTATCTGCATTTGAATTAAAGTTTTTTCCTATTATACCTAATGTAATCAATGTACTTACTGGTGAATTTGCTAAAAGAAATGATAAGATTACATACAGAGCTGTAGATGATACTTCTTTTAATGAGATGCTTGATGCTAAAAGAGGAATGATTGAAGAAACTCTTATGGCATATGGTGAGCAAAAAATGCAAGAGAACATTGCTAAGATGGGATTAGATCCAAATAATCAAGAGCAGGCTCAACAAGCTCAACAGATGATGTCTCCAGAAAGTATTAAGACTTTACCAGAAATAGAGCAGTTCTTTAAAAAAGATTATAGATCTATGGTAGAACAATGGGCAGCTCACCAGCACTCAGTAGATACTGAAAGATTCTATATGAAAGAATTAGAGAACATGGCTTTCAGAGATATGCTTATTACTGATAGAGAGTTCTGGCATTTTAAATTGAATGAAGATGATTATGATATTGAGATATGGAACCCTGTTCTTACATTCTATCATAAATCACCTGAAGCAAGATACATATCACAATCAAACTGGGTAGGAAGAGTAGACTTAATGACCATATCAGATATCATAGATAGATATGGATACATGATGACTAAAGATCAAATGCAACAGTTAGAAGCTATATATCCTGTTAAATCTGCAGGATATGCATTACCAGGCGTACAAAATGATGGTTCATTCTATGACTCTACAAGATCACATGACTGGAATGTTGAGGGTCCATCATTAGGTATGCGTCAGTTCTTAGCACATAGAGATGCAGTACTTAATACTGGTGATGACATTATATATAGAATACTTAATGAGTCTGAAGATTTAATGGACTTTAGTAATTACTCTTTGTTACGTGTTACTACAGCATATTGGAAATCTCAAAGAATGTTAGGACATCTTACAAGAATGGATGATGAAGGAATAATGCATCAAATGATTGTAGATGAAAACTTTAAAGTAACAGAAAAACCTATATATGACAACTCTGTTATAAAAGGTAAATCAAGAGACACTCTTATATTTGGAGATCATGTTGATTGGATATGGATTAACCAAGTATGGGGTGGTGTAAAGATAGGTCCTAATAGACCATCATTCTATGGTAACAATGATAACATGGGATTCAAACCTTTGTATTTAAATTGTCATCCATTGAAGTTTCAGTTTAAAGGTGATAACAGTTTATATGGTTGCAAGTTACCTGTTGAAGGTTCTGTATTCCATGATAGAAACTCACGCTCGCGCGCGCTTGTAGACAAGATGAAACCATTCCAAATTGGATATAATCTTACTAATAATCAGATTGCAGATATCTTAGTAGATGAGTTAGGTACAGTTATTATGCTTGATCAGAATGCATTACCACGTCACTCAATGGGTGAAGACTGGGGTAAGAACAATTTGGCTAAAGCATATGTAGCAATGAAAGATTTTCAAATGTTACCTTTAGATACATCTATCACAAATACTGAGAATGGATTAAACTTCCAACATTATCAAGTACTTAACCTTGAACAAACTCAAAGGTTAATGTCTAGAATACAGTTATCTAATTACTTTAAACAACAAGCATTTGAAGTTATTGGTCTTACACCTCAGCGTATGGGTGCAGTAAATGCACAAGAAACTGCTACAGGTATAGAGCAAGCTATCAATATGAGTTACTCACAAACAGAAATGTACTTTGTAAATCACTCAGAATATTTGATGCCAAGAGTACACCAGATGCGTACAGACTTAGCTCAATACTATCATAGTACAAAACCTAGTATAAGATTACAATATGTAACATCTCTTGATGAAAAAATAAACTTTCAAATTAATGGTACAGATTTATTAGCAAGAGAGTTGAATATATTTACATCTACAAAAGTAAATCAAAAACAAATTACAGAACAAATTAGATCATTAGCATTATCTAACAATACTGCTGGTGCATCTATATATGATTTAGGTAATCTTATCAAAGCTGATTCACTTGCTGAAATTGATCACACTCTTAAAAACATTGAAGAGAAAGTTAATGCTCAACGTCAACAAGATCAACAAGCACAACAAGAACAAATTCAAATGCAAGAGCAAGCTGCTGCTGAAAGACAAGAATCTCAACAAAGATTTATAGCAGAACAAAATCAACTTAATAGAGAATCTAATGAGCGTGTTGCTGAAGTTAGAGCATCTGTTAATACTGCAACACAAGATCTTAATGCAAATGAACAATCAGATTATATAGATACATTAGAATATCTTGATAAGAAAAATGCAAAACAAGTTGACCAATCACTGGCTAGAACACGTGAAGTTAATCAACAAATAAATGATCAAGAAAAGAATGCATTAAAAAACAAAGAGTTGCAAGTGCGTCAAAGTATAGCTGATAAACAAGTACAAGTTGCATCAATAAACAAAAACAAATATGACAAAAAGAAGTCATAGCGTTATAGTGTTAAAAATGTAAAAATAAAAATAGCTCACTGTTAAATCTTTCAGATTTAATTGGTAGATTATATATGAAGAAGAATAAGAACTAATAATTATTAAACAGATGAATACAGAAAACAACAAACCTCAGGTAGAAGACGTAGTTATTGAAAACATTGATGACTTTTTACCAATGCCTGGTGCAGATAGTGTGGTAACTTCAAATGATGAAGATGAAAAACCAAACTTATTTACTGCAAAAAACAAAGCTGTTAATCTTGATTTCTTAGATAAGAATGATGATGATCAGCAAGATGATAAAGAAATTGTAGATTCTGCTCTTGATGAATTAGATACAACACTTAAAACAGGTGATGAATTTGATGATGAAGATGAACCTAAGAAAAAAGGTGGCAGAACTAAAACAGACAAAAGTGGATTAGTTTCATTCTTAAAGAAAAGAATTGAAAATAATGAAATGTTTGCTTTTGATGATTATGATGAAACTAAACAATCATTAGATGATTACTTAGGAAGTCTATCAGAAAAAGATGTTGAGGAATTGTGGACAGCAAATGTTGATAGTATCAAACAAGATGTTGCTGCAAAAACTCCAAAAGAGTTCTTTGAAAGTTTACCTGAAGAATTACAATATGCTGCAGAGTATGTTGCTAAAGGTGGACAAGATTTAAAAGGTTTATTTAGAGCACTTGCACATGTTGAAGAAGTTCGTGAATTAGATGTAAGACAACCAGAGCATCAAGAGATGATTGTTAGACAATATTTACAAGCTACAGGATTTGGAAATGGTGATCAAGAGTTAATTGAAGATCAGATTCAAGAATGGTTTGAAGCTGGTAACTTATCTAAAAAAGCAAATCAGTTTAAACCTAAATTGGATGATTTGCAAGAAGAAATGTTACAAGCTAAGTTAGCTCAACAAGAACATTTTAAAAGACAACAGCAAGCTAAAAAAGAAGCATATATGCACAATATATATGAGACTTTAAAACCAGGTGAATTGAATGGTGTAAAGATTGATGGTAAAAGACAAAAAATGCTATGGGATGAATT